GGAAAAAACTGCTTTTGATATTATGCTTGAAGACTTTGATAAGGCCGTTATTAGAATTGAGAAAAGTATCGATAGAATTATAGAAAGTCAACTAGAGGATAGAACCGTAATTCAACGCCACTCAGTCGAAATTAATGAATTACAGACTATTAACAAACAAACTAGACGCAACTATGGAACTATATTAGCCACACTATCATCATTAATTGCTCTTGGTGCAATGTTGATTACATTATTTAAATGATATGCCAGCAATAATAAACAAAGAGGACAAAAAAAAACAATGTATTAATGCAATTCTTGCAGGTATGACGCAGAAGGAAATAGTAAAAACACTGCACATTTCAAGATCAAGCGTTCAGAGATGGGTTAGTGAAGCGAAGGAAAGAATTAGGTGCCTTAGTAATAAACGGGTCAACAAAATCATAAAAGATAAACAGAAACTTTTGGATGATTTTGAAGGCGAAATATTAAATAGTTTATCTATAACGAGGATAAGGAATTACATAGATAAAATAAACAATGAAGGTAAAATAACAATAAAAACCGGGCAATCGAAGGAAGATGTTACGCTTGGAGACAAAATAAAATTCTTGGAATACAAGGCTTTAATAACTGAACAACAGGAACCCGATATAACCATAAATTACAATGAACGTTGATATACAACTAACGACAAGTCAGCTAAACTTCATAAAAAGTAAATCAAAATTTGCTTTTTTTACAGGTGGCTATAAAGCCGGTAAGACGTGGGTATTAGTTGAAAAGGCGATAAACATGTTAATAACTACTAGGCAGAATGGTTTAGTAGCGGAGCCGTCTTATAGGATGACGAGGGACTTGTTAATACCTGAATTTGAAAAATCGTTTAGATTGCATGGAATTAATTATACTTTCAAAGTCAGTGATAATATTTTTATAACCGACTTCGGGAATATAATTATAAGGACACTTGCAAAACGTGATGCGTTGGAAGGGCATAATCTTGGGTGGTTCGGTCTTGACGAAATTGATTTACTGAGTAAGAGGCACGCAATAGATTGCTGGAATACTTTGTTATCTAAACTGATTTTAGGTGAAAAAAGGTATGGGTTCGGAGCAGGAACGAATGAAGGTTTCGAGTTTATATATGAATATTTTTATATTGATGCGGAAATAAAAGAAGAAAAAGAAAAGATAAGTGAAAAGAGTAAATTAACTTATTCAATTAAAAGCTACAAGCATGGTGATTATGAATTGTTCATAAGCCCGACACTAGAAAACGAATGGAATTTGCCGGACGATTATATCCAGACGCTGAACAACAATTATGACAGCAAATTGATTCAAAGATATATGTATGGGGATTTCGTTAACATTAGGAGCGGGCTGATTTACTACAAGTTTGACAGAGCAAAGCACTTAATCGATTGCGAATTCAATCCGAAACGAAAAACTATAATGGCATGGGATGTAAATTATTCGCAGGCACCAATGTCAACTGTTTTAATTCAGGAAGTAGCTCCATACGATTTATTTCAAAACACACGTTCAGATATTTCAAAAACTGATATGGTATATGTTGTCGTCAAGGAATTTGTCAGTCCATATACGAATACTCAACCGCAGTGTATGAAAATTTATGAGTATCTAAAAGAAAGGGAATTTGTCGGGGATTTGTGGGTAACGGGGGATTATTCGGGTAATAACAGAAGTGTTGGAGCTACACAAAGCCATTACTCAATCGTGGACGGATATTTTAAAGATTTTAAAAATTATCGCGGCACACGTACTTGGAAGACAAGACATATTGAGGATAGAACGAATGCAACTAATATGCTCTTTGAAAATGGCAAAAATATCATACATCTTTTTATTGATAAAGACTGCAAGAAATTGATAGAAGACCTTGAACAAGTTGTGTGGAAGGAGAACAAGAACGAAATTGATGACAGTAATATTAGTTTAACGCACGTAAGCGATGCAATGAGTTATTTTTCAGCGAATTGGAAGCCTATTAGGGGTGAGAATGTAGTATCGAGTATGAGCCAATAATGACAACATTATCATATTTAGACGCTTTTTATATAGATGCTTTCCAAGCAATGATGATATCAATTTGGGGCGGAACGAAATTTAGCAATGAAATTGACGAATTATGTTATTATGCCTCGATGAGCTGCTGGTTAGATGATAGTTATATTAGTGAATATTACAGGCGTGAACTTCTATATTTTTATTTAAAACCAGAGCTGCCGGCAGTCAAAGAAGACGACTTGTTAAATAGAATAAAGAAAATGCTCCCGTTTTCCAATAATATGCTAAAGCGGGTTATCAAAAATTTAACAATTTTGTATGACAAAAACCCAGAGCGTATTATTGAAGGTAGCAATAATGAAAAGATATTTGAAATACTTAATTCACTCAAATTCAATTCAATAATGAAGGATGCCTATGAGTCTTTAAAACTGACAGATAATTTGCTATTGTTTTATAATATTATCTGGAATGAAGAGAAGAAAAGCAGAGAGCTTGAAATAAGAATTATTTTACCTGACAAATATCGGATTGTTGTAGACAATTATGGAAACTTGAGTGAATTATGGCTACATGCTCCAGTTGCCAACCGCACGGAGATAAAACACGAATTTTGTGTTTTTACAAAAGAAAAATATTATAGAGCTGATGCAATGGGTAGGCAAATTGCTACTATGAGACAGATGACAACAACGGATGCACTTGGAAATTCACAAGTGAATATAGAGAACGTGATGGAAATTAACAATCAATCTGGAGTAATCCCGTGTAATCTGCTTAAACTATCGAAAGGAAGAAATGATTATTATAATATAAATAAATCCTTATATTCATTGGTATTAGACCAACTGCGTATAAATTCGATGACTGTACAAATCGATGAGAATATGCTTAATAATTCTTTTTCGCTTTTGTTTGGCATTAACTTAGGCGAACAAAAAGACATTAAAGTCGGGCATGGCAGATTGTTCACATTAGACCAAAAAAATCCGGATGCAACACCCTCACTTGAATATGTTTCAGGTAACCCGGTATTCAACGAATTGAATGAATTAAGAAGTACGACAATTAAAAATGTATACAAGGACTACGGGCTCCCAAATAGTTTTATAGAAGGTACGCAGGCACCGTTATCCGGTATAGCAATGAAACAGCAGGCAATCGAATTACTTGAGGCTAGGCAAGACGATATACAAGTGATGCAGGATTTAGAAAGCAAGATTATTAACACGATAATAAAGTTTTTGAATGTAGATGAGGCAAGTCCTTACAGAAATCAATTTAATGGCGACTATGAGATAACAACTAAATACCAGGAATTAAATTTTGAAGACGATGCAAAGCTTATTTTTGAACTCAATCAAACTAAATTCAATGCAGGGCTGATGTCGCCATCGGAATTTTTAAGAAGTGTGAATATAAGCGCAGAGATAAAAGACGATACTGATGCCATTTTATACATAAAAAAGAATTTAGAATTATTGAAAACATTAAAGGAAAATCAAAATGACAACATCGGCCCCGGTGACACTCTCACCAGAACAAATACAAATGCTTGACAGCAGGATTGCAGAAAACAATGAAATGAACCGTCGAGCGGTACAGAAAAGACAAATGGAACAAATAGGCAGTTTATCTGAAATGCTTAAAACACAGCGGCTTAAAATTGATTTGCTTATTGATGCAGTTTTAAGAATTGAGAATACTATCAATATAAATTTTTATCCTGATAAGAAGGGAAAGGCAAAAACATGAATGAACCAACGGTAGACCCGGAGCTTCAGAATTTAACTCCTATACTGGACGTTGAAGGAGTACAGAACAAAATGGATTATTCAAAACTGTCAGCTGATGATATTCAACATATGATAAAAAAACTGAATGATGAAAATGCAGCACATCGGAATTTGAATAAAGAACTGAATGCAAAACTATCCATAATCGAAACTAAACAAAAAAATGCCGAGCTAGAAGCTGAGCAAAAAAGAATTAAGCGGCTCGAAGAGGATAAAAAGTTTGAGTCGTTGTATGAAACGACGAAAAAGACAAAAGAACAAATTGAGAAAGAATTAAATGAAAAATCTGAATTATTAAAATTTCTTGAAGAAAGTGCGAAAAAAGAGTATGATGAACTTGTATTGAAACTGCCGGAAAATCTGCAGGCAAGTTTTACAACATTAGGTTACAAATATAAAAACCTTTTGGTTAATATTCTCGGGAATATAACAAAAACTGAAGGTATTGCAAGTTTCGGAAGTGAAGGGGCAAAATCCAATATCCATAAGCCAGATGTAAAAAGTATGACTTATGCTGAATTCAATGCCGCTCTTTTAAAGGATGCTTCTCTGATAGAAAAAATTTAAGGAGAAAAAATGGCAATAACAAATATACCCGTGGCATATCAAAAACACTTGCTCGAGTCAATGCCTACAAAGGCTACACTTTTGAACGCAGGAGTTGTATCGATATTGCCTACTTCGATATTTTCGCAAAACGGAGGTATAATTTATAAAAAGCCTGGGATACAGCCAATTTCCGCTACGGCGGCTAATGTCGAAGACATCACGGCTTCAACGACATTAACGCCTGTATTTTCAACGGATTACGTTGAGAACGTGGTAGTTTCGGCTGTAGGCAAGGCTTTTTCAAGTTACGGTTTGATAGAAGAACTAACCGTATCGCAGGTATTGAATATGATTAACAGCCAAATAGCTCCGTATTTTGGTGAACAAATGCAGGACTACTTGGTCAGCTTGATAAAGGGAGTTTTTGATGACACAAATGGAGCCTTAAAAGACACACATATTTACGTTGCTCTTACAGAAAGCGGAGTCGTGGATACAATGTCTGACATAGCTATTGCAAGTGCAAAGGCAAAGCTTGGGGATTCAATGTTTGAATTGGACTCTATTATAATAAACCCGGACATTTACAATCTTTTATACACACGCGGGCAAATATATGAGGCACAGGCGGGTTCAATTTCAGGGATTTATGCACAGACTGGTATTGTACAGAAATACGTCGGTTTGAAAACTATAGTAAATTCTACACTATGTTCTCCATACACTCATTCATCCGGTGCGACTGTATACCCGAGCTATCTGTGTGGAGGTCAACCATTTTCAATTTATACTCAATTCCCGCTGAAAATTCTGCGTGATACAAATATTTTGCTTGCTGGGGGAACTGAAACGATTGCTGCTTATGCAAATTTTGCCGCACATTTGGAAGGGGTCAGTTACACAGGAAGTACTCCAAGTTTAGGCGGGGCGTCTAAATCGGTTCTTGAAACTGCTACAAATTGGACAAAAGTCGCACAAACCGGAAATATTAAATGTGTTAAACTTGTAACTTTGGGAAAATAAGATGAAAAGAGCAATTAA